AAATACGGTCAAGTGCAGATTAAGAAAAATCCTCTGAATACCATTGAGAAACAGTCTGCTTATACTGTTTTACACAAACTTGTTTTTAATATCAAAAGAATTTTTAGTAAGGTGCCGGGACTTAGGACTAAGTTGGGTACGTATGCAGCTGCGTTGTTTCTTCTCAAGGATACGTTTAAGGAATCTGTAGATGATCCAGATGTGTTCGAAAAAGAATTCATGAAATATCTAAAGGAAGAAGGTATAGAGCTAGATAATTCTATTTCAGAAGAGGTAATAGGATTTGGTGAAGTTCTACCTAAAGGAGAATATAAACTTAACAAAGATATTCTTAGTAAAGAAGACGAGGAAGATGGCGCTAAGAAGGGCGACAAGGTTCTTGCGATTGATGATGAATCTCCAGTTGACACCATATTAGGACTAGGTATTTTCCCTGTTTTGCATATAAAGACACAAGAAAAAATGTACATAAGTTTGGAGGATATCAATGAAACTTAAATGGACAGTGGTTGATCCCCACTCTGGTCTGAAGGAAGACGCACCGGCCAACATGGCAGGCAGTGGTAATATTGCTGGTATTGGTGTCGGCCCTCAAGGTGAGCCAGGGATTAGAAGGAAAAAGAAGAAGGAAGATGAGAGTGTTCTAATGACCCGTGAGGGTGCAAAGTTTGATGCTCGCACTAAGGCATACAGAGAACATCGTGCTAAACTTGAAGCTGCCAAACAAAAAAGAGAAAATGCAAAGAATGGTAGTCGGTTTATTGAGACACTGAAAAAAAAGACACAGGAGATGACTTACGGCCCAGCACTTGGAACAGCAAAACCAATGGCAGACTTGAACGCACCTAGAGGTGGAAAGAAGAAGAAAAAATGATTAAGGTCTATATGTTTATATTGATTATGGGTATCATAGGTGGTGTTGGTTATGGTGGATATATCTACTATAAAGATACACAACAGCGTATTCAAACACTTGCAGAGAATAGTGCAAAGTTAGAACAGGCTGCAAAGATACAAGAAGAGACTATCAACATCATGATTGAAGACCGTGAAAAGTTAGACGAACTAAATAAAGGGTTACAGAAAGAATTGCAGACTGCCACAAGGTATGGTGATCAGTTACGTAATACTTTGAGAAAACACAATTTAACACACTTGGCAAATAAGAGGCCAAGTTATATAGAAAAGAAGATGCAAAATGCGACTAATAGGTTATGGGACTGTCTTGCTGATGTCACTAACCCTAATGGGGTGTGGGATGATGCCGGAACCAAAAGTGGTAACTGTAACAAAAACAGTGCAAACACAGGTTCCAATTCAAGCAAGACCGAAGCAAGTTCAACTAAATGATGTAAAGATTTGGGTAGTTTCGAAAGTAAACTATGATGAATTCGTAAAAGAATATGCCAAGAAAAATGGTGGTGATTCTTATATTGCAATGTCCGTAAAAGACTATGAAAATTTGTCACTAAATTTTGCAGAGTTGAGGCGATATATCGAACAACAAAAACAGATTATTATTTACTATGAAAACGCAGTAAAACCAAGAATGGATGGAGAAAAGAAATGAGCTGTAAATTCAATGGTAAAATAAGTGCTGAATTTACTCCACCTAAAACATGGGTACTAGAAAAAGGCCTATCTTTTACAGTAGGAAATGATCATGGTATAACAGATGATGACATGGACACACTACAGGAAATTGGTGTAAACATTGCAAACTCTGGTGGTGACAGAACAAACAGGATTACGTGCAAGAAAGGTATGGTAACAGACTTGGCTTCTGTGCCTCGTGTTGCGTGGAATGTAATCGCACCTTGGGACGTTGCTCGTGCAGCGGTTATCCATGATCACTTGTATGCGACTCTTAGAGAATATTTTCACAGTGAAGATATGAGTAAACTAAAGTGGAAGCGTTGTCGTAAACTTGCTGACAAGATTTTCTTGTTGGGTATGAAATCAGCTGATCCTAAAGTATCAAAATTCAAAATGTATAGTGCGTATTGGTCTGTTCGTCTATTCGGACGTTGGCCCGCAAGTGGAGAACCTAATGAGTAAGTGTAAAAATTGTGGACATGATTCTCATTGTGGAGTACCTCTCATGAAAGACTACTCCCGTGAACCTTATAATCATGGTATAGAAGGCCAGATAGAGGTTTGTAAGAATTGCAGATGCACAATGTGTGAACCCAAAACAGATTGGGGTTAGACATGATAAACAAAAATCATCCCAAAGATGTTGGGTTGTCATATTTTAAGCACTTAAAATTTGCGTGGTGCGAAAGTATCTCTGCATTGTGGGTTAGTATTTTTATGCTAATACATGGTATGATCCCTTGGGTTTGGGATTGGAAATTTAGTAATTACTTAGATAAAGCAAAAAAACGTATTGCCCCTCAACATGAAAATAGAAAGAATTTGTAATGTGGTTTTTCATAATCAGCAGTATCGCTGGTAGTATTCTAGGTAGCGCCGCAGACTCATGGTTTGCAGACACCAAAGCTGGTGTATGGTTCTACAAAAAAGTTGACGATGTTTCGACATGGGCTTCTAAAAAGTTGGGATTGAAGGTTCTTGCAGATGAAAAGAATTGGAAGAAGAATTTCCCCAATGTCAGTCTAAAGATTGACGAACTTGAAGCCAGAGTTAACAAATTAGAAAAAGGAGACAAATCATGATAAGCAATTGGATTTCTGAAAGAGTAGGAGAAGGATCAAGTCATCAAGGAGCAATCGTTGTTGCTGCCGCTGTTGCGGTTTTATTCTTCGCTATTCCATTAACCAAAGTTATTCTTTGGGGCGCTCTTGCTTGGGGTGTCTGGTCAATTTTTAAGAAGGACTAGTATAATGGCTGAGTTGGAAACAGAAGTTGAACTTCTCAAAAAAGAACTTCATGATCAAAAAAAGATTCATGATAGACTAGACATTGCTATTGAGAAACTAACTGATGTTTCCAACTCAATCCATCGTATGCTTGCAGTCCACGAAGAAAAGATTGCAAGACAAGAGGAAGCGATAGTTGAGGCAGAACAACAGATAGAAGTTCGCAGAACAGAGTTGACTGCTAAAATTGATGAACTACATTCTCGTATTACTACCAACACAAAAGAAATCATGTCAGCTGCATCTGAACAACACAGATTGCAGAATATAGAAATACAAAAACTACACACAGAACTTAACAATCGAATTGGTGTTCTGGAAAAGTGGAGACACGTAGTATATGGTGGCTCAATCGTAATAGGATTCTTAATTCATAAATTTATAGATATGGGATAAGGGACTTGACAATACACCCCTAATCCTATACTATCTGCTCTATGACCTTTATAGACCAGAAATATCTGAATATCATCTCACCACAACTGAAACTGTTCAAACCGAAGGGTAACAATACTTGGAACTTTCGGTGTCCGTATTGTGGTGACTCCAAAAAATCACAAACTAAGGCTCGTGGATTTGTCTATCGCAAGAAAAATGACCTATTCTACAAATGTCATAATTGTGGTGTTGGGACAACTCTAGCAAAACTGATCCAGTATATAGACTCAAAAACTTACGATGACTATATAATAGAACGATATCGCAAAGGTGTCAAGTCAACCAATCCAGAGCCAGAGTTTACTTTTAATGAACCAGTTTTTAAACCTAAAGATGTTTTCAACTCTCTCATTTCACTTCAAGAATTGGGAGAAGACCATCCTGCTAGAAAAATTATTGACAAACGAAAGTTACCGATCAGCTCCTATAAAGACTTATTTCTTTGCGAATCGTTCTATAAGTTTACAAATACATTAATACCAAATAAATTCCCTTCCTTGGTCAAAGATCATCCAAGGTTGATAATACCGTTTCGTGATAAAGAAGGAGAAGTGTTTGCATACCAAGGAAGAGCATTTGGAAGTGAGAAACCAAAATATATCACTATAAAATTAAAAGACAGTGATAAAATATTTGGTTTAGATAGAGTAGATACTTCCAAACATTTTCATGTCGTAGAAGGCCCACTGGATAGTTTATTCATTGATAATTGTCTTGCTGTGGGTGGGTCTGACTTTGACAGGTTGGGTTATGGAGATTTTACAGTTATCTTTGATAACGAACCAAGAAACAAAGAGATTTGTAAACAGATAGAAAAACTAATTCTACAGGACAGAAAGATTGTTATCTGGCCAGATAGTATAAAAGAAAAAGATATTAATGATATGGTCTTGGCTAATATACCAGTTGAGGACATAATAACAAACAACACCTATCAGGGTGCCGCAGCTCAGCTACGATTTGCCGAATGGAGAAAAATACATGTCTAATCACCTACCAACATCCTACCAAGAATTTATTCACTTGTCACGTTATTCACGATGGTTGCCTGAAAAGAAGAGGCGAGAAACGTGGGATGAAACGGTATCTAGATATTTTAATTTCTTCACTGAACATATGAATGAGATGCACGAATACAAGTTGCCCAAGTCGTTGAGAGATGAATTGGAACAGGCTGTTCTTGGGTTGGGAGTTATGCCTTCTATGCGGTGTCTTATGACTGCTGGGGAAGCTCTAAAACGTGAGAACATTGCTGGATATAACTGTTCATATGTTGCAGTTGATCGTGTACAGGCATTTGATGAAATCCTGTATGTTCTTATGAACGGAACAGGTGTAGGTTTCAGTGTAGAACGTCAATTTGTGAATGAGTTGCCTAGGGTTTCTGAAGATTTTCATCCATCTGATACAGTCATCACAGTTGCAGATTCTAAGTTAGGATGGGCTAAAGGACTTAAAGAATTGGTTGGTATGCTGTATATCGGTCAGATTCCACGTTGGGATTTGTCTAAGGTACGTCCCGCTGGTGCTCCCCTCAAAACATTTGGTGGCCGAGCATCTGGCCCAGAACCTCTAGAAAGTCTGTTTAATTTTGCGGTGGATATTTTTAGGAATGCTGCTGGACGTAAATTGTCTTCTTTAGAAGCACATGACCTAGTATGTAAGATTGCTGAAGTTGTAGTCGTAGGCGGTGTGCGTAGGTCTGCCTTGATCAGTTTATCGAACCTATCTGATGATCGTATGCGTCATGCTAAATCTGGCCAGTGGTGGAATGAGAATGGTCAACGGGCCCTTGCAAACAATAGTGCTTGTTATGCAGAGAAACCAGACATGGGTATTTTTATGGATGAGTGGAAAGCTCTATATGATTCCAAGTCTGGTGAACGTGGTATCTTTAATCGTGAGAGTGCAGTTAAGATGGCTGCAAAGAATGGTCGCAGAGATACAGACCATGAGTTTGGTACAAATCCTTGTTCGGAGATTATCCTACGTAATCGTGAGTTCTGTAATCTGTCAGAGGTTGTAGTTCGTGCATCTGATAATCGGGAGTCCCTTTTGGAGAAGGTTCGTCTTGCAACGATTCTAGGCACATTCCAATCTACACTTGTTAACTTCAAGTATGTTTCAAAGTCATGGAAAAACAATTGTGAAGAAGAGAGACTTTTAGGAGTCTCTCTTACTGGTATTATGGATTGTGAGTACACAAATGGTAAGAAAGGTAAGTTGTCTGACTTGTTGGACGAGTTGCGTGAAGAGGCTGTAAAAACAAATGCTGAGTTTGCTAAAAAGATAGGTATCAATCAAAGTGTCGCTGTAACGTGTGTCAAACCGTCAGGGACGGTCAGCCAATTGGTTGATGCAGCTTCTGGTATTCACGCAAGACATAATCCTTATTATGTTCGTACAGTTCGTGGTGATAAGAAAGACCCTCTTACAAAGATGATGGTTGATCAAGGATTTCCTGTAGAAGACGATCAGATGAATCCTAGTCATACCTCTGTATTTTCTTTTCCCATGAAAGTTAATCGCTCTGCCGTGTTTCGTACAGACATGTCGGCTATCGAACAGTTAGAATTATGGTTAATATATCAGAAACATTGGTGCGAACATAAACCTTCTGTGACTATCTCTGTCAAAGAGAATGAATGGCTTGAAGTTGGTGCGTGGGTCTATGAACAGTTCGATTTCATGTCGGGAGTTAGTTTTCTTCCATTCTCTGAACATACATATAAACAAGCACCATATCAAGATTGTTCAGAAGAGGAATATGAAATGCTGTTAGGGAAAATGCCGAAAGTGGTTGAGTGGAATAAACTTTCTGATTACGAACTCACCGACATGACAATTGGAGCACAAGAACTTGCTTGTGCTGCTGGGTTCTGTGAAATACAGTGAAGCTTATTGTTTGTGTATCATGTGAGGCAGAGTTTAGAATAAAACACTCTCTCAATGACAGACATTATCATATCATGCATTGTCCTTTTTGTGGTAGCGAATTAGATGATCCAGATTATGTTGATGAAATAGAGTGGGACGATTTAGATGGTGAGGACGAATGATGTGGAAATATTGGTGTAAAGCTATTGGTTCTAAAGCATTTGATGAAGATGAAAAGGCAGACAAGGTTGCAATAATCAGGACTGTCTGGGTTCTCCTACATATATTTACATGTTTTGCAATTATTGCAAACACAGTGAGGCAATGGTGAAGACGAGTAGCGCTAAAGCAAAAGGTCGCAGATTTCAACAGTGGGTTCGTGATCAATTGATTGAACAACTTGACGTACATCCAGAGGACGTTGAGTCTCGCAGTATGGGTGCTGGTGGGGAAGACCTTATCATGGCACGAGCTGCAAGAGAGAAGTTTCCTTACTCTATAGAATGTAAGAACCAAGAGTCCCTAAATATATGGAAATCATACGAACAGGCAGAATCTAATTCTGGTGATCATGAGCCTGTCGTTTTTATTAAACGTAATAACCAAAAACCATTGGTGGTTGTTGATGCAGAATATTTTGTTAGGTTGCACAAGGATGATTAATGCGTATTATAGTACCTCTTTTTTGTCTTGTTATGTTGTCTGGTTGCACAGGTGTTGGTGCAATAGTTTTGCAAGCAGTATCAGCTGCTGATCTTGTTTCTGGTGTAACCACAGACAAAAGTATTACCGATAATGTTATTTCTGAAGCTACAGGGAAGGACTGTAAAGTATTTCGTGTGTTCAAAGATAGAAAAATCTGTCGAAAGAAAGAAATACAAAAATTACTTGATATGAATTGTAGGAGTTACTACTGGGATGAGCATGATGAGCCTCACTGTAGAGAGGATAAATGACCTAAATAGTATTAACTAAGGAGACGATGATGAGGTATCTATTCGGAATCGCAATGTTCTTGGTGGTGTTATTTCCTTCTACATTATTGGCTGCAGACACAAATTCAACAGTATCTAGTACAGTTGTGACAGATAAGGCGCCGCCTACGGCAAACGCACCAAGTGTTGTGATAAACAATAGTGATGTTTGTAAGTCAGCACTAAGTGCTGGTGTGCAGACTCAAATTCTTGGTATCGCAAGCGGTATTGCGGTAACAGACGAAAACTGTGAAAGAATGAAACTGAGCCGCTCGCTCTACTTAATGGGTATGAAGGTTGCAGCTGTGTCCACCTTATGTCAGGATGCGAGAGTATTCGATGCTATGTGGATGGCAGGAACACCATGTCCTTACATGGGTGCAATCGGGGATGATGCTAGAGCTGGATGGGAAAAGAATACAGATGAAGTTCCAGAAGATTCTGAGGTTTTCAAAAAAAAAGAGAGAGTGAAAAAAGAACAGGAGTGGCAGAAAGAGTTGGAGAGGAGAGAGAAGGAAGAAAAGGAGAATCCAGAGCCGGAGTTCATAGAGGATCACGGGGAGTAGATGATAATGACCAAATCAAGGTTGTTGGTATTATTGTTGGGATTATTGGCCTTGCCTTTGGTATACCCCTCTTTATCTAATGCACAAACTAATGAAGTTGTAACAGGACAAGAGACTACTGCTAACCAACTTCCGACTATGGATCAATTCACGCCGTCAGGTGGAACACGTACCACTAGTGGGAATGGATGTGCTACTGGTGCATTTTGCACTGCTGGTAAACAAGGGCCTGGCGGTAAATTTTCATCAACATTTGATCTACAAGACGGTATGACAATAGATCAGATCAATCGTGGATTTGCTATGAATTACGGTATGGATGTAACTTCTCATGTAAGTAATTCTACACTTTCAAGTTGTGTAGACGGTAATGTCATGCAAAACAGTGATTGCAGAGATATATTTAATTTAACGGTATCTTTGTTTGATACTGGTAATGTTCTTGCTCACAAGTTTGAACATGAGGTTGAGTTAGATTTTAGTGGTACAAGAAACTTTGCATTTAGTCAAACTATTCAAGAAAACTCATTTACCTCTTTAACAGGGGAATTTGTGATGTTTGGTATAGACGCTGGTTTCAAAAATAAGTTTTTTGGCCCAAGATTTGCTAATCCGAGCTTGACAAATACCTTTGATCTTGTTACAATAATAGAGACTGAAATTTTAGACGTACTGAATACAACGAGCATATTGGACACAAACGTAGCAGAGCCTGTAGAGATTACAAATATAGAAGTTGAAGTCGAATCATCCTCTGGTCAACAAATGCAGTTGGAGATGGAAGTGCAGACAGAAATGACTATGGAGATGCCAACTGAAATGGCACCTATCACAGATACAGCTGTTAGCGAACCAGAAATAGAAGTTGCAGAAGTTAGTACAGAAATAGAAATGGAGATGCAAGATGTGGGAGAGCCTGAAACTACCACCGATCAACCCACGGAATCTACCGAATCCGAGCCTGAGGGTGGAACCGATACTGGAAACGAACAAGAGTCAGAACCAGAATCATCAAATGAACCAGAACCTTCAGAACAAGAGGGAGAACCCGAAGCTGAGCCTACCGAAGCCGCTGCTGAGCCCGAAGCTGAATCTAGTAACGAACCAGAGGCAGAAGAGAAACCAAAGGCAAAAGTAAAAGTTGTAAAGAAGACAAGTGCAAAACAAAAAGCTGCAAACAAAATAGTCAAAAGAATGGGTGATAAGGGGAAGTACGATAGTTCAAACCAATTAAAGACTTTGATCGTAATGAATGTATTGGGAAATAGTAAGAAGTTTTTAGTACAACCAACAATACCGCAACCAACAGGTTTCTTTACAGAAAGTAAGATGCCTGATGCACAGTTACCAGAGAATAATGCCGCTGCATGGATACTAATGGGTGGTAGTAATCAACTACATGACAGATTGACAGGATTACAATACAAGTAGGAGAAAACAAATGTCAGATGACGGCAAAACAGAAGTTGAGTTTGCCGGGGTCAAGTTTCGAGGTGGTAAAATATTCGTAATAGTTACAGCATTAAGTACCCTCGGTGGTGGTCTTTACGCAGGCTTTGAGTTCTATAAAGACTATATGAATATGAGAACAAAAATAGAAAAGTACACAGCGCCAGACTTGTCAGGATTTGACAAGAGGTTAGCTGTACTACGTGCAGACATGGATGCACTACAAAAGATAGAAAAGGTTATTGAGGACTCTGCGATACAGACTAGAGATGAGGCGAGAGAGATTAAACATGACTTGAAGGCAGAGATTGTTCGTACAGAGAAAATTGTTGAACAGATTGAAAGACGAGTCAAAGGTATACAGGACGATACTCGTAAGATGATCGATAAAGAGAATGATCGAAATGATAAGATTAGAGAGCGTATACAGAACAGAATGGATAGTGTAGATGATGGTTTGACCGCTAAGATGAAAACACTTGAAACCGATATAAACAACAAAGTTAAGAAGGCCTTGAATAATCCGCTATCAAAAATGTAAAAATCTGGCTTAAATAGCCATTATGTGCTTGACAATCTTATCTTACCTGTGGTATAGTATTAATATAATGAGAGTTCACAACAAAGAAAGATATATTATGAAAAACGAATTTGGAATGTTTACTAAAAAAGGTAATGATGCAGTTGGAGAGTTGGTTGATGCCGCTATCGCTGGTGAATGGGGTTGGGAAAAGACTGACACCGCATTGTCTATTCTTGCTGGAACTGAGATTGGTGGTGAGTTTGAAGAGGCGACTGACACCGCTGTTAGAGAATTAGTTTGGGACGCAATGATTACTTACAATCCTGGCATGGATTATGGAGTTTAAAGGAGTAGAGTATGGATGAAATAACGCACTCATTAATAGCAACAGGGGCAGTAGCAGTAGCTTATTACTGTGGACGTTATCTTTCAAAGAGGTCGATGATTGAAGGAATAATTGAATCTATGTTGGAAAATCTTGAGAAAGATGGTCTTATTGCTATCAAAAAAGACAAGAACGGTGAGAAAGATATCATCCCGATTAATGAAATTATAGCTAAGGCTTTGCGAGATGCGAAGTAAACTTCTTTCCCTGTCTCTTTGTTTCATGAGTTTTTCGGCGTATGCAGAAGCTCCATGTAACTATGAATCAAATACGACTTCTCAATATCAAGGGATTATTGAGAGTATCAAATTAGAACAAAGACATGTGTTCCCATATGTCGATGATACCCGAAAATGTAGAGTAACTATTCAGTCAAAACTGAAGGATAAGTGGTATCCATCTACAGGAACATATGTATTTGGCCCAGATATGGCTGAGATGAAAGCATGTACTCTCGCAGAGGATCGTGCAAAAATCAAGGTCATTAGAGAGCACGTGGCAGAAAAACTGGTCAGCCAGAAGAATCAGAAATGTGACTTGACAAACATCAAACCACGGTGTAAAGTGGTATGGTTGAATACGAGTATAGGTAAAGTTAAAATGGAGACATGTGAAAAGTGAAATATATTATTGGAATTACTATAGGTGTGGTGTTGACGGTGTTTTATCCAGATATCGTGCCTTGGGTTAAGGGTTTGTTTCTTGAGTCAGGTGCTCGAGATGTGATGGTCGAACAATTGAAGGAGATCAAATGATGATGAAGACCAAACTACTGGCAACGGTGTGTGCTGTTGCTTTCTTGGGTGCGTGTGCTGAAAAGAACCCGCCTCCACTGGTTAGTACACCAGAAATCCAGTACAAAACCAGTAAGGTTGTTGCTGCAATATCAGTAATTCCAGATTGGTACAAGGAGCTTCCATCAGATGATGAAGCGATCTTTACTACTGGATCAGCTACTGCCCCCGACTTACAGTTGGCGGTTGATGTTGCAACTCTTAACGCAAAGGTTACACTTGCAGATAGGATCAACGGTAAGTTGGATTCTATGACAAAATCCTTTGTTGCAAAGATTGGATCAACTGATATTGACTCGTCTGTTCTTAATGAGATCGAAAAGGTTTCTAAGAATGTGATTGCGTCTGTTGATGTGGCTGGTTACAATCCCACTAAGATCGATGTGTTTCCCTCTGGAACACAGTATCGTGCGTTTGTGTTGTTGAAGTATGACAACAAGGAAGCGTACAAGATCATCATGAACCGCTTGCGTAAGGATCGCATGGTTTATTCACGGTTACGTTCTACTGAGGCTTGGAAAGAACTTGAGAATGAAGTCGAGGACTCTAAGAAAGAGGACGAAGCTCAATCTCTCAATAATCTTGAAAAAGTTATTAAGAAGAACCGTGAGGTGACTCGTGAAACGCCTTCTACTTAGTACGGCGGTTGCTTTATCCCTAAGTGGATGTTTGATGCCTTCTGGCATCAACCCCACCTTGGGGTGTAGTCCCATAACGGGGTGTACCGCAAAAGATTACTATCTGCCAGGCAAAGGGGTTTGGGCTCCTAAACAGACGGTAGGTAGGAAAGCTATGTATGGTGCAGTGGGTGGAGCTGCTGTCGGTGCATATGCAGGCGCTGCATCTGGTGATCCTATCTCTGCGGCCGCACTAGGTCTAATTGGGATGGTTATTGGTCATGAGGTTGGTGCGATGTTTGATAAGGTTGATGAAATCCATGCTGCACAAAAATTACAATTGGCGCTTGACAATAACCCAAATGGCCAGTATACTTACTATAAGCGTGGACAGGTTGCAGTAAGATCAAAACCTACTGCCACCAACGGTACATGCAGAGAGTTTGAGACAGACGTTATGGTTGGTGATATTAGTCGCAAGATGAAGGGTACTGCCTGTAGGGTCAACAATGATTGGGAATTGAAGGAACTATATAAATGAAGGGTATGCATTTACTCCCTAGCTATTACACAACGACAAGCACCAAACGGCGCAAGGTAGGTAAAAAATCTAAATCACTTCTGAAGGCAGAAGAAGAACACAAAAAGTTTTTGAAGAAAATGGGTGTTGGTACATCCAAACCGAAACGTGCCGCTGTAGCTCAGTCGGTAGAGCATCTGATTTGTAATCAGAGGGTCGAGGGTTCAAATCCTTCCGGCGGCACCATTCCTACCAATTGTATAAAACCAGAGCCAAAAGTTTATACTGGTACTGAAATTATAGGTATTGGACAGATGCATAAATCTAATGCAGTACCTATTCGTAGGAAACAAGATGCCAAAGATTTGGCAAATATGAGGAGATAGTATGAAAGTCGAAGTTCGTAATAACAATGTTGAAAAGGCCATGCGAGTATTGAAGAAAAAACTTCAAGAAGATGGTATGTTCAATGAGTTGAGGAAACGTGAGTTTGCCATGACTAAAGGTGAAAAGGGTCGCAGGGCAAAAGCTGCTGCGAAACGTAGAACCGAGAAGAAGCTTCAGAAACGATTAGAAGAAAAGGGATACTAATCTATGCCTAGGAAAAAGGTGACTGTTCAAACTGATAATTCAGAATGGAAAGCTCCAAAGAAACGTAGGAAACCACGAAAACCTATGACTGAGGAGCAGAAAGTAGCTGCTGCTGAACGTCTTGCAAAGGCGAGAGAGAAGAAGGCAGCTGCTGATCCGAATTATGGTAAGACTAATATTCACGAAAGTCTTCGTGATCTACCAGATGATCACCAGTTACATCCGAAGAAAGTCAAGGAATGGATTAAGACACAGAAAGACCTTGCCTCTGCCGAACGTAAGAATGTGAAGGCTGGTGTGAAAGGTGCAGAGGCTAGAAAGTCTTATGCTGAATCCTATGTTCGAAGTATGAAGAGTTATCTACGAACAGGTGATTGGTCTGATATGTTCTACGGAGAATATGCAGACAAGAAGATACGCAACAGATGTGTTGCATTAGGTTACTATTGGTATGGGCCTTTTAAGGGTGAACCAAAACGAGATGTTGGTACTTTTTATCCAGACTTAGGTTTGATCTGGACACAAGAAATGAATGATGAACGTAAAGGTATAAAAATAAATGACGAAAGACCCAAAAGACAGCGAGCTCCCCGAAAACGTAGTAAGAGGGCCGTGGGGAAGCGGACAAGTAAAACAACCTAATATCGATGTAGTTCAGGCCCGAGAGAACTTAGCTTTTGCTGATGATCTAACTCAAACCCTTATGATTCAAATGATTCATTCGATGGGCGAAAATGGTATTGATGTCAGTGAAAATTTATTTATTCAAGATATGGGTATGATTATTGAACTAGTGAAAGCAACGATATATAGAGATATGGGCTACGTTCATGCTCTACAAGGCTTAACAGATACTTTTGTCGATCTTACTATAGAGGCAGATAATACCCCAGTAAGTGAAGTGGACGTAAAGTCTATTGATACGTTTGTGAAACAGTTTAAGGATGAACATGATGACCCCGAAATTTCATAGCCCATTTTCCCCAATGATAATGGAATCACAAGTTCCAGATCGATTCGTTGAGATTATCAATCGCACAGGCGATGATGTTCTGTCTGATGACAAGAAGAGTGCTCAATGGGATTGGTCACATAAACTTGTGGGTAAGGTACATAAAGAGATACAAATTCCTATCTCAGACAAAGAAGAGAAAGAATTTCTTTTTACTGTTATGAAACAGGGTTGTCTAGATTATCTAGTACGTTCAGCGATGAATAATAAGGCAAACGGTTGGAAGAGAATGGCTGGAGAGGTCGTACCCTCACTGGACAACATACACTTAACACAGAGTTGGATTGTTAGTCAGTATAAAGGTGAGTTTAATCCTTGGCATCATCACACGGGAGATTTTTCTGCTGTGATATATCTTAAATTGCCGGATGGTATGAATGAAGAGATCGCAGTGGATTTTGAAGATCACTATCCGGCTAGTGGTTTGATTGAATTCTGTTATGGTGATGCTCAAGATTTTCGAAGTGATAACATTAAGTTTAAGCCAGAGGTTGGAAAGTTGCTTGTCTTCCCGTCATGGTTAAAACATTTTGTGTATCCTTTTCAATGTGATGGTGAAAGAAGGAGTATGAGTTTTAATGCTCATATGGTGGTAAAAAAATGATTTTAGTTGATATGAACCAGATTAGTCTGGCTAGTGTAATGATGCATTTGCATATGACAAAGAACACAGAACCAGACGAGAATATGGTTCGTCACATGATACTAAATTCCATGAGAATGTATCGCACTAGGTTTTCTTCTGAATATGGTGAACTGGTTTTATGTTATGATTCCAAACACTATTGGAGGCGTGATTTCTATCCACAGTATAAGGCCAGTCGGCGCACCAAGAGGGAGTCGGATGGTAGGAATTGGGATGCAATCTTTGAGTGCTTAAACAATATCAAATCAGAGATCAAAGATAACCTACCGTACAAATTTTTAGAGGTATACGGTGCAGAGGCTGATGATATCATTGCCAGTCTGGTTACAGAGGTTGCAGAGGAAGTACTAATTCTCTCTGGTGATAAAGACTTCATTCAGTTGCAACGATACCCAAATGTTAAACAGTACAGTCCTATTACTAAAAAGATGGTAAACGGTGAGAATCCTAACTACTATTTGATAGAACATGTATTCAAAGGTGACGCCAGTGATGGTGTACCAAATGTGCTGTCGCCAGATAACACTTTTACCGATGGGCTTCGACAGAAGCCACTTGGTAAGAAAAAGATATCATCGTGGGCTGATCATGAATTTTCAGATGTTGCCCCTAATGATGAGGTCTTGAGGAACTACCAGAGAAACAAGAAACTCATAGACCTAACAGAGTGTCCAGAAGAACTTAGAGAAGAAATTCTGGAGAACTTTAGATCAGCTGAAATACCTGATCGAAGCAAACTACTAAATTACTTTATAGAGAAGAGACTAAAAACTCTAACCGATTCAATAGGAGAATTTTGATATGCCCGAACAAACATATACCCCACTGTATTCAGAGGTACTAGAAAAACTTGGTAAACTAAAGACCAAGAAACAGAAGGTCAAATTCCTTCAAGACAATAATACGGATTCTTTCCGTATGGTGATTAAATCCTCGTTTGATCCTAAAATTGTATGGGAACTGCCGGAAGGGCCTGTACCGTATGTACCTAACGATGCCCCAGAGGGTACGGAACATACAGACTTGGCATGGGAAGCTAGAAAACTGTATAACTTCATTCGTGGTGGTAATGGAGCAATTTCCCAGAATAAACGAGAAGCTATGTTCGTACAACTATTAGAGGGATTGCATCCTTCTGAAGCAGAACTTTTGGTTGCTGCGAAAGATAAGTCCCTACACAAGGCTTACAAGGGATTGTCCCAGAATGTAGTCAAGGAAGCGTTCTTTTGGAACGATGATTACATGTTGATTGAACATGAAACCTACGATCAGGTCAAGGGTTCCGCATCAGGAGTCTAACTTTTTTTGAAAATTCTTTAATATCAATGACTTAGTGTGCCATTATTTGCTTGACTATGGGCCTTTAGTGTGGTATTCTGTATATAAGATAAGAGATTAAGGAGTTATCAATGATTGGTATCGAAGTTACAGGTGGTCGCAAAAAAGACCGTGAACTAGCAGATGAGATTATCTGGTGGTGCATGGACTATTTAATGCCTCGTCATCGTGTGTTGGATATTGATCTTAAATTCACTAAGACAATAGAAGATGGTGCTCATGGTTTTTGTTACCGTGGGGATGATGATCGTGACTTTATCATAGAAATTGATCATCGGCTGCGTAAGTTGGTTGGTGAAGAAGAGTTGATTGAAACCATCATTCACGAAATGGTGCATGTGTGGCAGGGCGCCACAGGTCGTATGAAAGACAAGTTCAAAGGTGGTTACAAGCAGTTGTGGAAGTGTAAGGACGGTAAGTATCGTAATTACAAGAACACTGAATATGCAAAACAGCCGTGGGAAGTAGAAGCCTATCGGATGCAGGGCCCGTTAACTAAACTGTTCATGAAGGAGTATGGATATGAGTAAGATGAAAAACTATATGATGGATATCGAGGAGTTCTGTGATGGATACTTCTACGGTGGTGACTCAGAGTTCACCATTGAAGAGGTAGCCGCAGATGCTGATAAGTTCTTTCGGTCAACCATGGCTGGTGATTATGCGAAAACATACTTGAAGGAACAACTAGGTGAATTTTAAATTAAAAGCAGCTTTACTGGCAGGAGCAATATTGTTTCCTGTCAGTTCGTCTAATGCCGATCCTTACATGGTTCGTTCTGCTGAATGTCTGGCATTAAATATGTATCATGAGGCTCGAAATCAAGGCACCGCTGGTATCCTTGCGGTTACAGGTGTGGTCTTCAATCGGGTAAATGATAAGAGGTTTCCTAACACCATATGTGCCGTGGTCGAACAAGGGCCAACTAGAGAGTCTTGGAAAACTAAAAAGACCCTTGACAAAAATGATGCAGTGTACTATCCTGTTAAGAATAGATGCCAATTTAGTTGGTTTTGTGATGGGAAGTCTGATGTACCTAAAGATGAGGAAACATACATTCGGTTTCTAGATTATGCGAAAGCATGGTTGAACAACACTCTCCCGTTTTTGGATATTACGGATGGTGCTTTATTCTACCATGCAGACTATGTAACGCCCGGCTGGGCAAAAACGAAACAGAAAACTGTGGAAATCCAAGACCACATTTTCTACAGATGGGAAATAAAATGAACTTAAAATATTCAAAAGACGTAGTGAAAGACTACGACAATCTAAGTGATGGTCGTAAAGGCTATATCGTG